AGTTCCTTTAATTCCTCTACATCGGCCCTAGTCAGTTTCCCGGCGTATGTTTCGCCTGGCTCTTTCGGCTTCTTCAACTCGTATTCCAACCACCACTCGGGAATGGTCATCTCCCAGAACTCGCTAGGCTGAATTCCCCATTCCCTCGCCCATAGATACATCCCGTTCCAGTCTAGTTCTCCATACTCTCCATGATCTTCGCCCTCGCCTTCGACTGGCTTTCGGTCTGGGCGTCTGGATTTTTTGCTTTGGCCTCGGACGGAGAGAAGGCCAGCATGACCAAGGAAATCAAATCGGCAACGTCTGTTGCGCTGCCATTGATCAACTCCTCATAGACCTGTTCATCCGTGACCTTTGCTCCTGCCGACTGCAACATCTTCGAGAGAACGAAAGCGATGTGGCTGACAGGCGGGCGACCTTGGCTTGTGCGAACGGCGATGTCCGTGAAGGATATGTCGCCCATCTCGATTGATCGCATCAGCTTCATGGAAGGGACGAAGCGATACTCTTCACCCTTCCACTTGATTGTTAGCTCCCGAAAAATTGCCATGATTACGAGGCCGTGAACGTAATCGTGCCAGAGGACTGGATCGAGGCCGTGAAGGTCGTGGCGTCTGCCTGTTCGCCGGTGACGGCGAAGCTGGCAAGGAAGAAGTTGCCGGTGAATGATCCGAGGCCGAGCAGTTCGATGGTATAGGCTTCGAGCAGCGCCGAGGCGGTGCCAACGGCAAGCGCCAGGAAGGTGGTGTCCTCAAGGATGCCTTGGACTTCGGCATCGATGGAGCGAACACCGACATCAGCCAGCATCTTGCGCCAGCCGTTGTCATCCTTTTCGGTGATGTCAATCGGCTCGTTGTTGATGGTGAAGCTATCGGCACGAGCGCCAGCCACGGCAGTCGAGCCGCGCTTGATCCGCACTTTGCGGCCAGAGATTGCAGCCATTTTTAGTTCCTTTCTTAGGTCACGGGTCCACGGATGTTGGAGAAGGCCACCGTAGACCCTACGCTATTGGTGGCGGTTACACGGCACCGGATATACTTTCCGGTGTCGGAGCCTGTGAGTGTGTAAGTCGTTCCGGTCGCAGATGCGATGTTGGCCCATGACGGATCATTAGGATCAGCAGCATTGGCGCGCTGCCACTGGCGGGCGAAAGTGATCGTGGCATCACCAGCCCATGTGCCATTCGTGGTGGTCTGGACGTTGGTGCCAGAGAGCGTGCCGGTGATCGCCGGGAGAACGGTGTTGTACGGGCCAATGGTGGCGGTCATGTTCTCGCCGCTCTCAAGTGTGGCGGTGAAGGTCACGACATCAGCCTGTTCTGCGCCGATCTGGAGACCTTGGAGCATGAAGTCGCCGGTCAAGGTGCCGATGCCGCTGATCGTGACAACGCACTCCTTGAGGAGCGCCGTGGTGGCGTTGCCTACGGAATCCGCCAAGAGGACGGTATCCTTGAGCACGCCTTCTATCTCGCAAGAGACAGAGCGCAAGCCGACATCGCCCAGCATGGTGCGCCAGCCGGAATCGTCCTTGTCCGTGATGTCGAGCGGCTCATTATTGATCGTCACGCTGTCAGCACGAGCGCCCACGATGTTGGAGCCGTTGCGGCTTATGCGAACTGATCGGCCAGAAATAGCCATGCAAGAACCTCTTGTTTGGCCGTGATTATATCACGGAAACTATGCAATCCACAATACACGGTACAAGATGAGGCCGCGCTTGGTCTTGCCATCAGGATCGCGCGAGAAGTTGCAAGAATCAAGTTCGGTGGTGATGTGCGTGACGCCCGCGATGGAAAGCGGCTGGCGGCGCATCCGGCCATCCACAGCATCGACTACAGTCTTCAGATCGAGCATGGATGCGGCACGGTCCCACACATCAATCTGAACGATTGCCGATCCGCCGAGATCATCCTTGCTGTCGAACGGATTGATCGTGTCAGCCCCGATGGTGATGAACGGGAATGCCGATTCCAACTCACTGTCAGCCGCCTGCGGGACATCGGTAAAGATCGCCACGAGCGGGCTGTAGTAGGTGCTAAGAAGACTGGTGACGGCGCTGTCGTTAAGCCTGTTATAGACTGCCGTCTGGAGATCATCTGATTTCATTTCGTTGTCTTCTCCGCGCGTGCCTTGGCTTTTGCGATTGCAATCTCAACCCGTTTCAGCATCTTTGGAATCGCCCGCTCGACGGCGGGAATCCAAGACGGACGTTTCGCCATCTTGAAGGTGCCGAACTCAAGGTAGTAGGCATAGTCAAGACGGCTTCCGATGGCCTTGGCATATTTGCCACGGCTTTCGTTGTAGATCGAAATGACAAGCCCGCCGGTATCGGTTGCCGGTGCTTCGCCTGGAGCAGATGCTCGATGAACCTTATCGTTGTTTACGCCTCTGGCATACTCCCTGCCAGTCTTGGGAGGCCCCTGTATGGCCTTACGGACGTCCGTGACGGCTTCCAAAGCGGTGGCATCGACAATGAGGGCTAGAGAGTTGCCAAGGTCTTTCCCATAGGCTTGCAAGGCCGCGTTGACCTCTTTCAACCCCTTGATCTCGACCTTGACATCCTTCACGCCGCAACCCCGCCATCAACGTCAATCTGAAGCCACTTGTTGGCGAACTCCATGTTATCGAGGAACCGGATGTTGTGAATCTTGTTCCTGATCTGCACGCGGTCGGAATCCAGCAATGTTGAAGTGTAGCGAACTACAAGGCGCAACCGAACGGTTGCCTCAGTGCGGTCATGAGCAAATCGCTCCGAGCCGCCAACCGGAGCCACATAGGCGCGGGTCGGTGCGCCGGAAACGGTGGCCCAGGATTCCGTCTGGCCTCCTGCACCATCGCTGGTCAAGGTGCGGCGTTGGAAAGTCACCGGCTCTTTCAGCTTGCCGGAATTCATGTTGCAACATTTCATCATCGCGGGATGAACTCCGTTATATTCATGCTGACGGAAACATCGACGGTTGACGATGCGACGGCGGCGAGAAACCCGAAGTCTGTCAATTGCGGGAAGAACAACGGCGGATCGAGTATGATTTCATTGATGCCTGCGTTTTGAGGAAATTCCATGATCATTGTCATGGGCGAATATGGCGCGGCGGTTTCAAGGATGTTATCGCGCCGGAACATGACAAGATTGGTTTTCTTGTCGCTGTCGGACGAGATTGTAATGTTTGAGACGGCGGCGCTGCGGTTCAGCGGCGTGGTGTAAGATCCGATTTCAGCCTGACCCTTGCCGAGCGTGCCGTCTGCAATGAGCGCCCAGTCGGTGCCGCCTGATCCGTTTTCGATTGTGATATTCCCGGCTTGGCTTCCTGCTGACTGGCTGGCGTAGGTGCCAGACTTGGACACATAAGCCTCGGTGAGGCGCATGAATGACTTTGTGGTCGCGGCGCTGGCGGATGCTCCTGCGGTTGCAAGTGTCTCGGTGATGACATCGCCGGTTGCATCAAGCCCCACGAGCGTGATCTGCCGCGCGCCTGAGCCGGATGCCGTATCGTTGGCATTGCCACCGGCCTTGAGGCGCAGCGTGGTGGCTGATCCGGCTTGCGGGGTGCGGTAGTGGCCTGATCGGCTGACAGGCACGAAGCTGGAACCAACAGATGTATTCCGGCCAAACTTGTTGAATGACCGACAACCCGAAGCCAGCCCGCGCGCAATGTCGAGACTGCTGGGATAGGTCATATCTTCATGGCCTTATATTGAGCCATAATGACCGAAGCGCCGGATGCGTCATAGGCATCACTCGCATCGCAGTCATCGCCACGGTTGCTATAGAGGAAGGCCGCAAGCTGTTTTACGGCGCGCTTCATTGGAGACGGCACTGCTGCTGCATTTGCGAATCCAGACACATAGATGATCTGGATGGCGTTATTGGCGCGCAGAGCAACCGGCCAAGTCTGGCCCCGCTTGAGTGTCAACCTTCCAGGCGTCTGGTAGATGTCAATGTCGAAGACATTGGCGGTCGTGACAGATGTAGAATTGCTGTTCTCGTCAAAGGTTGTGATCGAGGTGATCGATTGAAGAGGCCATCGCGGGATCACAAGGCTTTGAATGGTGCTGGTGCGCGCCAGTTCGGTGATTGACATCTCGCGCACGCCATCCCACCATGCTTCACCACCAGCGGGCCAGCGATCAAGCGACAGCCGCCACGACTGCGTGATGAACGCAAGGCCGGTCATGTTCTCGATCTCGGTCCTGGCATCCGTGATGAGCGTATTTGCTTCCGCGTCCGGAAGTTCCGTGCTGTCAGTGCGGAGATGCGTTCGGAGTTCCGTAGCCGTCACCGGCTCGGATGCAGGGGCGGAAGTGAGAACCGAACCCCGGAACTGATAAAGCGGAACGGCGGCGCGAAGGCTCATTCAAATGCTTCCTTCCTAAAACGGCCACGCGGACGTTTGACTTCCAGCGGCTGTTCGATCTTGGTTTCGAAAGCTGGCATGACGTTGACTTCGACGGCTGCGCCATCCGCCAGCGCAAGTTCTGCCACCTTGCCTTCAACGTTTTCGCCCGCATCATAGCGGATGATGGTGTGACCCTCCGGAGCGCAAGCCCAGGATCGTATGATGCGGGCTTTCATGCTTACGGCTCCTGTGGCGGAACAGGCGCAGGAGGCTGGATCGGCGTGATCGGCGGCACGTTGGCTGCGGCTTCTGCTGCGGCCTGCTGCTGGTCCCACTGGTAGGCCTGCTGGAGGATGCTGTTCATCACGCTCTCGGCGTATGCCGTGACGGCTTCTTCCGGCGTTGCGGGGCGCGTCACCCATGCCTGCTGCTGAATGAACTCGGGCGGGTCATTCGGGTCTTCCTGATCGGGCGACCATGCGGGGTTTGGAATGTCGGTGATGACGTTCTCAGTCACGGTGCCGTAGGGCGTTGCGG